GATGTGGGATCGTTTCGTCGTAAGTGAAGAAGTAAGTGAAGCCCTCCATAGGAATGCCAAACCGCTTCGCCAGAATATCGTTACGCGAAGCAGGAGCCTTCTCGGCTCGTTCAACGTCCAGATGATAGACGTCGTAAGTGACAGTCTTTCCGATGTTCGGGTTTGCTTTTTGCCAAGTCGATGGGTCAGCAACTTCTTCAACTTCGTCCAACTTGTAGTGCCAGATCGAAATATGAGGCGCGACATACTCGCCCTTGAGGATCTCCATCAACTCCATCTTGATGGTGTCCCCAGATCCGTTTCGTACGGTTCCCTCTGAACTGATGGCTATGATGAGATAGTCGTCAAGTTTGGAGGCACCCTGTTCAATGGCGCCGATGACGTCCTCACGGAGATCGCCGGAAAGCCATTCGTCAACGGTGGAAATCTTGGTTCTCAGACCCTGCAGTTTGTTGATCGACATAGGTCGAATTTCAACGATCGAACCGGTTAAGAAATTCTCGACGCCCTTCTTTGTCGAGGCCAACTTAACTCGGTTGGCTCGTGATCCGGTTGTGTTCTGCAGAGATCCTTCGGTGAGGAATTGGAAGAGAGGTCCCTTCGCGCGCGTGATAGCCGTGCGCATAGGAGACATTACCTCTTCGGCCTGCTTCATAGTGGGAGCAGTTGTGATCTGATGAGTGGTGGTTGTGTCAACATTCAAAAAATAGTTCTGAATGAATGACGCGTACATCGACTTAGCCGCACCTCGAGCGACGATCAAATATTGCTTAGTCGTCAGTCGCTTCTTGACCTGCTTGGTGACGTACTTACCACCACGATTGTTCTCAGACGGAACGTATACCTGTCGCTCGACAAAGTAATACCATCCGAAAACTTGCTCGCCCCACAATTTGAACGAGTCGAGCAAATAAAGATCGCCGCCGTCAGTGAGCGTTAGCTCTTTCTCACAGTACGCGATCCAACCTTCAACAGCCTTGTCGTCGTAGTAGATATGAGGGTTGGCGATGAGCGCATCGATCCGGTTCATCTCCATGGAAATCTCCCGACAAACGGGAATCTCCCCACGAATAACCGCATCACGGAATTGACCGTAATAGATCGGTGTCGCTGTGTTCGACAAACTCATCGCCAACCTCCTTTCTACTTTGCGGCGGCAGCCTTCTTGAATGCGGCATCCAGACCAGTACGACTAACATTGCCCAGTGCCTGATTGGCAGTCTGCTTTCCTTGATCAGAGAGCAATTTGGCACTGAGAGCCCGACCCTTCTGGACACGAGTCTTCTCTAGACCACCAGAGAGTTTGGAGAACTCCTGCTCCAAACGCATTCTCTTGATGGCGTCCTCGAGTTCGGTGTTGCTGAGATGACGCGTGGTCTTCTGAGTTTTGACGCCGACCTTGAGATTGGTGACACGAACGGTGTCTTCCGAGTCAGGATCGGTCTGTCGCTTCTTCCGCTTCCCCCACTTCATGCCCTTGACGCCGTAGTGGAGGATCTCATCCACGGCATCGGAGCCAACTGACATAGCGACCTCCAGGCCACGATCTTCTTTGAGTTGAAATGTTGGGCCTTCAGAATCGCCGACCCAGAGGGCGATCTTGTCGAAGTTCACCCAGGAGATGGGATAGTCTCGATCGTCCTTTTCGTCATGCGCTGGGGTTTCAGGGAAGCCCAAAGTGAGATGAGGAATCCATGACGGAAACTGTGTCGTCGACAGATATGCCTTGTCGATGTCCTGGTTGGCTCGAAGCTGACGACGGAATTTCTCGAGGTCTTTGAAGGACCAAGATTTGTTGAAGAACAACACGTCTGCCTGCTTCTCGCCGAGAACTCCACGACGGTCGACCGACATACCAAACGAGTGGAAATTTGCTGCCGCGTGCTGCACGTAGGAAGCTACTTCGGCCAGCTGATTCCCATCCCACTCAGGTGATCCCAAATACAACAGGGTGATGTGCGGGACTTTCTCGCTTGAAATCTTCCGAACACGATCATCATCGCTCGGGATGGCGACAACCACCAATTCCAAACGATCCGGATCTGCCATGTTTACCTCCTCTCATTTGCTCGCGATATAGTCTGTTCCGTCCCATGCGAACACGGGCTTCTCGACCCAGTCGGTACCGTTCCAGAATTTGGCCGGCTTCGGAACCCAGCTTGTGCCATTCCAGAATTTGGGACGACCGCTTCGACCGGCTGTGATCGGGGTGTCCATCCAAGATTGGACCTCGGTGGTGGACATAGTTCCTGAAAAAATCCGAACACCCGTGAAAGCTACGTTGGCGTTGGAGTTGTAACTCCCCATCTCAGGGGCATAGCCACTCCGCCAGGGATAGTCCTCCCAAGTAACCGGGGAAGTGCCACTTCGAGAGGCTCCCTGAATTTGCACACCATCGACGTACCATGCGTATCGGTCGGTCGCATCTACGTTAGCGAGGTGATGCCAACCGAGATCCGCAAGATATGATCCGGATTCGGCGAAGACGGTTTGATCACGCCATCTTGACATCCAGAAAACGGTGTTGTCAGAAACGTTGATCGCATTTCGGGACGAGTCGCTCGCACGGGTTTTGTGGACTATCGCAGCATAATCGCTATGGCTGGCGAAAAGCTTAACCCATGCCATGGTGACCACGCCGCCATCAGCAAGTACCGGTTCTAAACCGGTTCGCCCGTAGCTGACGGTCTGACCTCCACCAGAAAATCGAATAGCTCGAGTTCCGGGAATCGGACCGTCAACATACGTTGGCGAGAAATTTGCTGTGGCGTCGTGGCCGTTACCGCTTGTATCTGTAAGGGCGTCGAGGAAGCCCCACTCTCCCAACAGAACATGTGTCACGAGACATCGATCCAAATAAAGGTACCTGGACCGGTGGGGTCATCGGGTTGAGTGGCTTGAGCGACAATTGTGGGACCTGTGTAGTCCGCACCGTCCGCTCCATCAGCGCCATCTGCGCCTGCAGGGCCCTGAATGCCTTGATCACCTTGTGGGCCTTGAGGGCCAGGATCTCCTTGAGGACCTTGAACGCCCGGATCACCTTGCGGACCTGTTGCCCCATCCGCTCCAGCTGGTCCGGGGATACCTTGTGGACCTGTGTCACCTGTTGCTCCTTTCAGAGAGAGAAGCCACTCAGTGACTGTCCCAGAGAAGCCGTTTTCGACGGCGACCTCATAGGCAGAATCACCTTGTGGACCGGCAATACCGGTCGTGCTGAGATTGTCGATGATCAGTTGAATCTGATCTTCGTTGAGGAAGTAGGGAAGCTCCTCCCAGTTGCTGATGCCGTTCCCGATCTTCACCTTGCCTGTGTCGAGCTCGATGCCCGGTTCGCCAGGGTGAAGAACGGGATTGGCTGCTTCCCATTGAGCAGTGGTAGCTCGTCGCAGTCGGAAGGCGTATCGGGGCATCTCATACACCTCCACCATCCAGGACGAGGAGTTCATCATCAGAATCTGGGACATCTGGATCCGGATCGACCCAGTCGGTCTCTTCTCTGAGGATGCTGATTCGCCACTCGAACTGCTCGATCTGTTCCTTCATCATGGTGTTGGCGATGGATGACTGAGGTGGGTCGAAGAAGCTCCGAACCACCAGGCAAACGTACGTCTTCACCATGTTGTACTTGAGGTTGGAACCGAGGAAGGCATCCCATGTGGCTGTGTCATCCTCGATCTGAAAACCCTGTTCCGGACCGACTCCAAGCTGGTTCAGTTTGGAGAAGGCGGTGTTGATGTGAGTCATCACATCGAAATCGAAGGCTGTGTAGTCTTCTTCGAGCCCCAGAATTTTCTTCGTGCTTGTGAGAATGCTTTCGCTCATGTTGGTCACCTCCTCAGTTCACTACCATTTTGACGGTTGAGCGTCAGACCTTCGACTTGAGGTACTCGGCGATCTCGGCGAGCTTGCCGAGCAGAGCCGATCGGAACGCGTTGGTTCGATCCTGGTACAGATCTCCGGTGCCGGATCCATCGGTCAGGAACCGCTTGACGTAGCGGTCGGTTCCACGCTCCACGCCCTTGGCGGTCGCCTCGATGTACTCCTCGACGGAGTTGAACAGAGCCATGATGTCCTCCAGATCACCGACTGAAGGAGTCGGCTTCGGTGTGATGAAGTAGCGGTACCAGGTCTGGACCTCCAGAAGGAGATCGTTGTACACCTTGTCCATGTACGGACCGGCACAGTTCGTCGCCTTCCAGTGGTGATGGTAGAAGACGTTGTTTCGAGTCGGAGCAGCCTTGATCACGTTGGCGAACAGCCAGCCGGCGAGTCGAGCTGCAGAGCGCCAGGTGACCGGAGCGACAGTCCAGGTCGGAGAGAGCTCCAGATTGGCCATCTCGATGGAGATCGACTCGATGTTGCCTGTGGTGTTGCCCGTGGCCCATGCGTACTCGTAGACGCCGACGTACTGACCGATGCGGCCGGCGTTGTCGGACTGAAAGTGAGCCGAAGCGGCTCGGGTCTTCCAGACCTCGAGGATGCCGGCGAGAGACAGACGACCAGCGTTGTGGTGGAACGTCACCGACTGCTTCAGGTAGTTGCGATGGGTGACGTGACCCGTGGCATCGAGACCTGCGATGAAGTTCGCGATCGGCAGATCGTACTTGATCGGCGCGGCAGTCACTCCGGAACCTCCTCGAAGTCACTCGGCGGCAGGTGGTCTTCGATGTTGGACAGGTCACCCACGAAACCCGAACCGTCCTGGGTGGTGCGCTCGAGAGCGGCCGGCACGTCGGTCTCATCGTGACTCTCGACGACGCTGTCGTTGATGAGAGCCTGGATGTTGTTGATTCCCATGTTCCTCCTTCCCTGGATTACCACAGTTTCGTGTCGCCAGGCCTACGTTCGATTAAGGGCCGAGGGAGGAGGCTCTCATCGCCGTAGTGAATGGCGTTGTGTGTGTCGTGAGTGACTGTGATCAAGAACTCCGGATCGAAGACACTTGCGTTACCTTCGAAAATGTCGTCCGGAGTGATCGGATTCATGTGGTGTACGTAGACTCGATCATGAATCTCGTAACCATCCACACCTAGATCACAACCATTGTCACGAATGGCGACTTCGCGTCGAACTCTCCGCCACTCTACTGAACGGTAAAATTGCTGGTTGGCCCAACGGTCGTGACCGAAGGTCTCTGCACCAACTTCACCTCGAAGCGCGAGGTACTGAAACCGTTCCAGATGAGTCTTGTACCGAGTGAGCTCGGAGTAAGTTCTAATTTTCATAGTCGCCCTGCTCATCTTGGGATTCGACACCCTTGTACTCTCGCATAGCCTTGAGGGCTTCAAGCATGAGTTCTTCTTGACGCTGCAAAGAAGCCATGTGGTCGATCTTAGCTTTGGAGAGTTCGTTCTCGATGGCGATTCGCTCTTGCTCGAGAATTTCTCGCGACGAACCGAGCTTCAGGAAGAGTGTAACCTCCTGAGCCGACGCTGTACCGTCTGCCATCCGCTTCTCAGCGAGGTCATAGGCCATCGATACCAGTTGGTTCTCACGTTCCTGAGGAGTTTGTGCCGGGGCACCCCGACTTTTGGGCACGCCACCAGTACTTCCTCTGGACGCAACCATGGTTTCACTCCTCTCGAGGTGAGATTGTTTGTGGAAAAATGTCCCCCGGGGCATTTTTTAGG